TGCTGATGCTCCAGCTGCACAGTTTCTCGCGCGCCATGCTGGTGTTCCTGACCGGCCCGCTCGGGTTGATCGGTGCGGCGACGACGCTGTTGTTGCTCCGCGCGCCGATGGGCTTTGTCGCGCAGCTCGGCATTACCGCGCTCATCGGGATGATCATCCGCAACTCGGTCATCCTGGTCGACCAGATCGAGCAGGACGTAGCGACCGGCGTACCGACCTGGACCGCCATCGTCGAGGCCGCCGTGCGGCGGTTCCGTCCCATCATCCTGACCGCGGCGGCGGCGGTGCTGGCGATGATCCCGCTGTCGCGCAGCGGCTTCTGGGGCCCGATGGCGGCGGCCATCATGGGTGGCCTGATCATCGCCACGGTGCTGACGCTGCTGTTCCTGCCGGCGCTGTATGCGGCGTGGTTCCGCGTCAAGCGGCCTGAAGCCGAAGCCGCCGCGCCAACGGCCTGACCTGGCGCCGGGGGAGGGCTGGAAACCCTGCGGCGACTGCGATACAATCGCGGGCTTCCTTCCCGGCGCCCCTTGCGGGCGCCGCGGTCCATCCAGCGAGGGTGGCGAAATTGGTAGACGCACCAGGTTTAGGTCCTGACGCCAGCAATGGTGTAGGGGTTCGAGTCCCCTCCCTCGCACCAAAGCCCATTTTTGGGCTGTTTTCCACCGTTTCACACGTTCACGCGCTTTCATGCTTTTCAGGCACGCAAAGCCAAGCCAGCAAAGGCTTGGGCTGTCTCTGCATGCCCCCGCTTTCACGCGCCTTATCGCTCTAATTTTCACTTATACTCTGTGCCTCGGCCCCATTTTGGCCCCACGTTCGGCCCCACGCTATGGCATACATCACCAAATCGGGAACAGGCTGGCGCGCTCAGGTGAAGGTAAAGGGCGAGCGCGACAGTCGGGTATTCGACACAAAAGCCGAAGCCCATGCCTGGGGGGCGAAGCGCGAGACGGAGATGCGCTCCATCGAAGGCGGGATGGGCAGCAAAACCCATACGATCGGCAATGTGCTTGATACCTACCGGCAAAAGGTGAGCCCGAAGAAGCGGGGCGCGCGCTGGGAAATGCTCCGCCTTGACCTGATCGGCCGGAAGGAGATCGATGGCAAGCTCTTCCGTGACATCCGTTTGGCCGACCTGAAGCCGCGGCACATCACGGCCTGGCGTGATGCCAGAGAGCGGGAGGTGGCTGGCTCGTCAGTCTCCCGGGAGATGTCGCTGCTCTCGCATGCGCTCAAGGTGGCGCGCGACGAATGGGGATGGTTGCTTACCGATCCCATGAAGACGGTTGGCCGGCCAGCCGACAATCCACCGCGCGAGCGCCGCATCACAGACACTGAAATTGAGCGAATCACGCAGGCGCTCGGATTCCAAGAGGAGCTACCTGTGGAATTGCCGGTTCAACGGGTGGCTGTGGCATTTCTGTTCGCCATTGAGACAGCCATGCGCTCGGGGGAAATTCTAGGCCTTACCATCCACACCGTGGATAAGGCGGCGCGTGTGGCACATTTGCCGTTGACTAAGAACGGGGGCGCTCGAGACGTCCCGCTATCCACGCGCGCCCTCGAACTGCTCGAACTGCTGCCCGCAGTAGAGGAGGGGATGCCGCTTTTCAACTTGGGCGACCAGAGCAGAGATGCGCTTTTCCGGAAAGGTCGAGACCGTTCCGGCATCAAGAACCTCACATTCCACGACACACGCCACGAAGCCATCACGCGGCTGGCAAAGAAGCTCCAGCCGCTGGCCTTGGCCCGAATGACGGGGCACACGGACCTCAATGAATTGATGACGTACTACAACGAGTCGGCGGCGGATATTGCCGCCCAGCTCGGCTAGTCCGTCTTGCGGGGGCGGCCAATCACCTTGTCTCGGTGCCCCTCAGTCCAGGCGATGACCTCCGATGCCTTCCATAGGGGTTGAGCCTTGCCTTTCCCATCGTCCTCTTCGCCGGCCGTCTTCGCTCTGGCCGCCGGCAAACGGATTGCCTTCGGGAATCCTGGCAGCGTGACGATGCGCTCTCCAACTACGCGTGTTGAGCGCTGCAAATAGGCGCCGATCATCTCCAGATTCCAGAGTTGCACGTCCAGTGGTAGCGCAGGTTTGATGCGTTTTCCGATGGCCTCGGCCAATCTCTCGATCAGGTCCGCTTCGCTCATGCTGCCACCCCCGTCAGCCACGCTGCGGCTTCATCCCGCCGCGGCCTACTCTGTTTGGCGTCCAGCCATCGCCTCCGGTTGATCTCGGTCTGCGTCAAAGGCTTGGGTCGCTTTTCATCCTTGCCGGGGCCAAGCTCCCAAAGTTTCGGGGGATAACCAGCATCGTTGACGCGAGCGCCGTAATCGCCAATGTGCACTTCGGCTGGATGATGATTCCGAAGCTCTTCATAGACGTGCTGACGAGAAATGCCAATGCGCTTTGATATTTCGAGCGCAGACAGCGCCTCGCCGGATTTCAGCACCTGACAGATCATCCGCCATGTGGGGGAGTTACCCGCCTTGCATCCGCTGCCGCGCGGACCAAGTTTTAGCTTTGGTGCACGCTGAATGGCAGCAGCCTCGTTGCGCCCAGGCAGGCGATCAATCCACATCCTGATTGGCTCCCCATTGTGCCAATGGTCGCGCAGGATCTTGTCTTCTTCGGCGCTCCATTTGCGCCGGCATGATCTTTCCATTTCACTCCTCCATCGCCTTCTGCACTGCAGCCTTAATGGCTTCCCTCGTTGCATCCCCGCCAGCGTGCAATCCGCGCTGATAGCAGATCGCCCTGGACATGCGCGCATACGCACTGGGACTCACCGCGATTTGCGCCTCAACCTGTAGGGCGGCCGCGATTCGCTCGCGCTCTGCCTGATGCTTGGCGGCCATCTCGTTGATCGACTCGGCGAACTGGTCGGCTGTCAGCGAGAACGTGGCGGCGATGTCTGCGCGCACGTATTCGGTGTCTTCTGGCGAGCCGATCGGCTTGGCACCGTCCGGGCCCAGGTAAAGCCGCTCGGGGATACCATCAGTCGGCGCGTGGATGGGCTGACTCAGGCGCTCGGCGATCCAGCGCGCGGCCGCGTGCTTCTCCTCATCCGTTGCAAAGCCAGTCACCTCGAGCCTCACATCCGGGAAGAGGCGCGCATGCACCACATCGCCGTTTTCGTCCACCAGCCAATGGCCGGTTGCTAGGGATTCCATGGCTCAGTGGCCGCAGGGCGGCACTTCTCCATCGTTGACAGGTGCGCCGCAGCCGATGCACTTACGCTCGGCCACGGGCTCTTCCGGCAAGCTCAGATCGGGATTCGTCCAATCATCCAAGTTCGGTTTCGTTTCCATGATGCGAATGTATTAGCAGTGAGGGCAAAGGAAAGCGGCAGTCAGCAGGGCCAGCCCTAAGCCGTAGGCACAGCCGGCGAGGCAGTCTCGAATGTCGCCGCTCATGAGCAAGCCATCGAACCAGCGCGACCGGTACTGGACGGGGTTGCGGTATTGCAGGCGTCTTCTGAAGTCCATGGCGGCTCCGGTCATGCGGCTTGCTTGTGAAGGGCCGTGCCGATGTGGCGTACCAGTGCGTCACAGATCAGGTCGAAGTCGCTTTCGTGGTAGAGCTTTGCGGCCTTGTCCGTTGTGGCATGCTTGAAACCGAGCGTTGCCAATCCTTCGGCGGTCAGCGTGATCGGCGACAAGCGCTCATTGATCTGGCCGAGTCGCAGCGTGGGGGCACTGGCCGGGGTCGTTCGCGAGACAACTGGACGGCCAGCAGGGATGGGCGAAGGGTCCGTCGGCCTCGCCATCGCCGTTTCGATGATCGGTTGCTCTGCTGCCGCTTGGGCGATAGCCTCGTCCGCTTTGCGCTTCGCTTCTTTCTCGTCCTCCTGCCGCTTGTGCTCAGCAATCCGCGCCGTCACTGCGAGCTCGAAATCGTCGGCTGGCTTCTGGATCAGCGCCTGAAGATCGCGGAACAGGAATGCATGCTCTGCGTGCGGCTTGTACCAGTCCAGTTTGGCGCGCAGATCCTTGGCGGCCGCATCGGCGGCGATCTTCCCATTTGCCAGCGCCGTGTCGAGCTTGTCGTAAAGGCTGGCGATCGTCTTCAGGCCCTTGATCGCGCCCACAAAGTCGGGCGTCGCAACAACGATCTCCACCGTCTTCAGTTCCGCGTTGATTGCTGCGACGTGCTCGGTGAACTTCCCGCGGCGCTCGGCGACCGCATTTTCCTTGATCTGCTTCTTGCGGCTCTCGACCAGCTTGTCGAGAGCGAGACGTTTGGTGCGAAGCTGCTCCCGGACGTGGTTGCCCGTGCGCATCAGTTCATCGACGCTGGCCATCTGCGCGATCGCGGCATCCATTGCAATCTCGATTTCCTTCTCGGCCCGCTCGCAGAATGTGACGGTGGCCGCCGCATTGACGAAGTCTTCGTCGGTCTGCAGGTCGGTCTTGATGCTGGCGATGTATTGCTCGGCCGCCGTGCGGAACGCCGGCAGGTTGCTCGTGATGACTTCGCCGCGGATTTGGACGGCGAGCGCCGGCAATGCCATGATTGCGTCGGCTTTGGGCTTCTCGGGGATGACAATGGGCGCGTACTCGGCCAGATCCTTGCGAAACTGGCTCCAGCCATCAACGATGTTGTCGAACCAAGCCCGATTCGGTTTGATCTCCAAGCTCACCATGTTGTCGTCGGTGCCATCCGAGCAGGTGAAAATCAGGCGCTCAGCGCCAGTCACCATCAGCACCTGTTGGGCCTGCGGCATGTATTCGTCAGGCAACTCGCCGTGCTCAAGCGATTCGGCCAGTGCGGCGTTCCATTGTTTGTGCTCCCACGCCGTGCGCTCATCCATCGTGAGGCCATCACATGATGCCGAGATATCGCCGATGGACATGGTGACGGGGTACAAGTCTTCGCCGAGGCTGGCCTCAATGTAGGGCCGCGCCAGCGCCTCCACTTCATGGCCGCGATCAAGGATGTGCTCTTGTACCCAGTCGCTGAATTCCTTCGGCATGCTGGTGTGCTTCATGTGCAGCAATTCATTGCGCCTGACTTTCGGCGAGATTCCGAGCATCGCGGCGGCCTCACTTGCGCCGTGATGCGACAGGCGGAATTCGATCCAGGCGTCGGATCCCTGCACTAGATCATGAGTGATTCGTTCAGTCATTTTCGTGAGCCCAGCTATCAATGGTGTTTTGTTGAGCAACGGTGAGTTTTTCGCCCTTCGACTCGATGAACTTGATCATCGCGGCAGGCGTCTTTCGGCCAGATTTCACGACCTCACGCCATGAGTCCTTGTTTGCATCGAATTTCGTTTGGTCGTAGAACCGTGGCTCGGCGTCCTTTCCGGTGCCACGCGTGGCGGCGGCTTGCCCACCTTGGCTCCCAGGCTGATCGTCGGCGCCTCCACCATCATCGTCATCACCTTTCGTGGATTTCCCAATGGCCGCGAGCAGGCTGTATCGTTCGAGATAGGTAACGGCGCTCCCGGCTTGCTGCATGACATTCTTCTTGCCGCTTGTGTCGGGCGGGCCTTCCATCCGGACCCTCTTCGAGTGACCGTCGACATGTGTGACGATGCAATCGACGATAATCTTTCCCAACTCTTGCTGAATGTCCCAGTCATAGGTCAAACCATGGCGCGCCATGACGAGGCCAACGGCGTCTTCGATGTCGGAAAGTTCTGCGTGTTTGTAGCCGACGAAGTCACCCTCTCGGGTCGTGTATCCGACCTGCTTTCGCTTGAAGATCGGTGGGCACTCGGCCTTGAATGCAGCCATCGCGCGCCGATAGGTCTTCTTCGCTTCATTGGCCTCCCACTCCATCTGCATCTTCATCAGACGCTCAAGACGATCAAGGTCCGCGCCGCTCTGAATGGCGAAGCGCAAAAGATCAACCGGCGTCGTAAGCGATGCGGCATTGGGTTGCTGGGCAATAGCCGATTGCTGCTGAACAACCGGCGGCTTTGTGGTCGGCGCTTCTGCGGCCTCGATGTCGATCACATCGGTCATCGTTGCGGTGCTCATGCTTGCTCCAGATTGGCCGACTCAATGCGGGTGTAGGGGAACTTGTCCGGGAACGGCTTGATGTGCTTGTAGAAGTACGAGCCGATCGACTCGGCGCCCTTGAGCGCGGCGAAGTCATCGGGCGTGAAGTTGCTGTAGTGGTAGACGCTGCCCGGCTTGTCGCTTTTGCTCTTGAACTGGATCGCGAGCGTCTGCGATTCGGGGTCGTAGCCGATGGCGTCGATTTGGCTGGACTCGACGGAATCCATGGTGATCTGCTGGTTCATCTCTTCCTCCTGGTTGTTTGCGAATGTCTTAGCATGCGTGAACATTAGCACGTAGCTAATACATTAGCAAGAACCGGAAAGAAAAAAGCGCCACGGCGGGCGCTTGTCGGCAGACTATTTCTCTCGGTCTGCCAGCGGAGTCTTATCGCAGCTCTGCGGAGGACTTGTCGCAACCTCGGCGAGGGACTTCCCCTGCGTCTGGCCTCATGGCCATATGAAGCGGATTTTTCCGCTATTGGGCGCCGCAGCGCCCTGAATGCATGTAGGTAAAGGGCTCATCATGTCAGCGTACCTAGCCGTACTCCATCTGCAGCGGCCTATATGCCTGGTCTAGTCGGCGTGGCATCTGCGCTCGAAAGCTCCGCCACGGCCATGCTATCCCCGCTGGAGCCCACAGCAGAGGAATCAACCAGAGAAGCAAGAACCAAACGATCAATCGCTGCTCCTGTAAGTGTGGCTGGTGACGGGTTCCAGCGTCCGCCCAATCGTTGCGGCCGGTTTGTGCCCTCGGCTCGGCTTCCTCGGATGATTGAGGTGCGTACTGCGGTGGCGTGTAATCTGGCGCCCCTGCGCGGAATCGAACCGCGCTACTGCACGAATAGACAAGTTCGCCGTAGTCCAACCCGGGGCATGATTGTTGAGGGGCCGGACGCTACCCCGGCATTGTGTTTCGACTTCATCCTTGGCACCCCAAGGTAGGGCGGTCTGCGGCCACCTGCCTGCCTTAGTCCGGTTGGATTTCTGTGGTCCGGCTGATCCCACTGTGCGCCTCTCCGATTCCTAGCGCATTCCCTCACGTCATGGCGCCTGGGCGCGACATCCAGGTAACGCGTCTTCGCCATGCGTGAAGGTTGAGTGTTGCTGGGCTACTTTCACCGCTACGTACTGAGTTGGCCGATGGCCCGGTCTTTAACGGGGATGGGTACTAGCCACCCGGATTCAGTCATGCAGAAACACTCAAGGATGGTGGCTTGACGCACTGGCTCTGCACTCAGCGTCACGCTGGCAATAGCAGGAGCACGCGAAGCCGCCATGCTTGAGAGTGCTGGGTTTAAGCTATAACCCTTCCCGGATATCCAGCCCAGCGAAGCTCTCCGGTGTAGTCGGTCTAAGGCTCCCCGCTGACTGGGCCGACACCCTCAGCGGATCAATGCTCTCTCGCAGGTATTCGTGCGGCGTCTCACCGCAGCGGCTTATCTAGCGGCCGTCGCTTCGGGTTAAACCTGTGCCGCGACGCGCCCGCTCACGTAGTCGATGGCTTGCTGTACGGTCTCGATCTTCTCGGCATCGTCGTCCGAGATTTCGAAGCCGAATTCATCTTCGATGGCCATAACCAGCTCAACAGCATCGAGAGAGTCAGCGCCAAGATCAGTGATGATGTTCTGATCCCCTTTCACGTCGTCGGTCTCGATGGCAAATTGCTGTGCGATGGTCTGCTTGACACGCTCTTCGATGCTCATAGCTATCTCCTTATGCGAATATATTAGCAGCCACTGCGGCATGATTCAAGGGGAATTTGTTTGGGCTAGGCGGCTTGGTCGGCGAACAGATCAGGTTGCTTCGCTGCTTCGGTGACAAGCAATTCAACCCGGCTCAATTCGTAGTCAATTCTTGCCCTGGCGATCTCGACGTATTCCGGCGTCATGTCGATGCCGATGAATCGGAAGCCTTCACGCATCGCAGCCTTGCCGGTGCTGCCCGATCCCATGAATGGGTCTAGCACGGTACCGCCGGGTGGCGTCACCAATCGGCACAGATAGGCCATCAAGTCAGTCGGCTTCACGGTCGGATGAAAGTTTCCGTTGCGCTCTTGCCAATCTGCCGTTTCGCGATCGCGCATCGTCGCTTCTGTCTCGACTGCAGGCGTATCGCTGCCACCGATGCCTTCGTTGCGATCGGCGCGGGATGCTTTGGCGCAGTAGAAGAAGCGAGCCGCTGATTCGCTCGCATCGATGCGCGGCTCGGCAGACTCCCGGCGCCCAATAAAGCCGCCATACATGACTGGCCCGCTAAATCCATTCGCGGTCGGTTCAGTGCCGCGCACCTTGGCCATCTGGCCCGGAGCGTCCGGGAACGCCTCGAGTACTTCCGGCGAGCCGTCGTGAATGATGTTGGCGGGCCACCTGCCGGCTTTCATCTGCCCGCGAAACTCGACATCCTGTTTCCAGTTGCCATCCTTGACGACGGATGCCCCGGGCGCGAACCGCTTGACGGTGTATTCTCCGCCGATCGCGTCGTCAGCATGAACGCGACATCCATCGATATTGATCGCGCCGGTACCGTACGCCGCGACGTTCTCCGCGACCGTGCCGATGAGTGGTTTGCGGGCCATGCAAATCGGCTCGGTCGCGGGCTTGAGTGCGGTACCCCATCCCTCCCACTCGCCATCTAGATTCCGCGATTTCGGAAAGCCACTTCCGTAGTGCCATGGCACCATGTCGCGGATCTCGAATCCGGCATCCTCGATCGCGCAAGTCATGCGGTGATAGGTCCGGGTTGCGGCAAACGCCAGCAGATGACCGCCCGGCTTGAGCACTCGCAGGCATTCGGCCCACAGCTCGATGCGGTGCGCAATGTCGCCCCCGTCCCAAACCTTGCCCATAAATCCCTTGTCGCCGATCCGGTGCCGACCGTGCGGCATTTCCGGATTGTTCTTGCGGGCGTGGCCACCGCGCGAAACCTGCGTCAGGTGATAGGGTGGATCGGTGACGATGGAATCTACGCTGGCGTCGCCTATGCTGCGCATGATCTCCAGGCAGTCGCCCAGATGGGTCGTGTAGCGCTCACTCATCCTCCGTTCTCCTATTGATCTTGTTGGGCCACATAGCGCGCCATATGACGGCTAGCCAGATTTGGAATGCTAGGAAGGGGGTCATGCTGGTTCCTTATCTGCTAAGTAGATGCCATGCTGTTGCAGCCACTCGTGGAATCTGCGCATTCCCAAGGGCTCTAAGGCGGTCCATCCCGTTGGGAATCCCTGAAGCCACTCGACCCATTCGGGGTGCAATCTGGTTTTCGGTTGGATCGACAGGCCATTGGCGGAAAATTCCCGTTGCGCCATTTCCCATGCCAGCGGATGAGTGCCTAGCGAGTTCTCCGACCTCGCGGCGCCCAGCAATGTCCGCGCATCCCTCACCAATGGCGTGGGCCACAACCCACCACCGCAAGCGCTCGTGATGAGCGCCGGTATTGGCGCCAGATATGCATCCGTAGCGTCCCACATACCCCATTGCGGCCAAATCGGCGAGGACGATTCCGGCGTATCCGCAAGTAAGGAGCCCTGGGACGTTTTCCAACTGGACTCGCTTCGGTCGAACACGGCGAATGACATCCGCGGTTGCTGGCCACATGTTTCGTTCGTCGCCTTCGGCAAGCTGTTTTCCGGCAACTGTGAATGGCTGGCAGGGAAAGCCCGCTGTAACCACGTCCGCAATTCCTCGATACTGGTAGGCTGCACCGGACTGTGCGAACTCACGCACGTCAGTGAAGATTGGCGCGGCTGGCAAGATGCCGTCGCGGATACGAGCAGCAATGACTCGCTGGCAATACTCGTTCCACTCGACATAGCCGACTGGGCGCCATCCGAGTAGATGCGTTCCGAGCAAGCCCCCCCCGGCGCCGGTGAAGAGGGATAGTTCATTCAAACCGCCCCCTCTTCGATCAGATGCCCGGGACATCCGCCGCCGCTGTAATCAAAGTCTGTGCAACCGGCATCAGAGTGTTTGCAGGGCGAGCCGCATTCTTTGCTCATGGGGATCACCTTGCGGCCCTTCATCGACTCGATGCGGAGAGTGTCGCGGGCCGCTCGCGGCTCCAGTTCATTGCCAGCGTCATCGCGGAACATGCCGAGGTAGCCACTTGGGAATTTGGTGCTCCGCAGGAACTCTTCGATGTTCAGGCACAGGTGATAGCGCCTCATCGCGCGGCTCCTTTTGGGGCGGCGGCGAGCATGGCGGCAAAGAAGTCCCCGGCCGGTGTGTTTTCATGCGCGATCCAGCGGCCACCGGACGGCGGGTCGATGATCCATCCATGGCCCTCGACGTGCTTGATTGCAAATCCTGTCGGCGCTGCCTTCTGCTGGTTGGCTTGCTCAAGCTCCGCCTGTCGCCGCCCGTATTGCCAGAACTCAGTGAGCCAATGTCCTTCTGGCGGCGTATGCACGCCCTGATAACCCCAATCCAATGCGCCGCGAATGGCGTTGACGGGATCGCTGCCGTATTGGTAGGGCGCGTGTGGGCCGGACTGGGCGGTGCGATAGACGGCGGGGGACTCCCCGATCGTGGCTTGCAGGCTAGGGACGCGAGCAGGATCGCTCGTCCACGCACGGATGAATCGGTCGTTCTCATCGCCCTTTGTGTGGGCGTGCCAGACATACATGGTGTGCAGTCCGTCGACCACCGGCTCATCCTTCCCCGCCCCCCCGCACGAATCGCAGCATTCGCGCACCGTTTCCGTATAGCCGTCTCGCAGGGGAGAGTGGGTGATATCGACCTTGCCGCTTCCGTGGCAGGTGGGGCAGGTTGAGGGCTTGGCCTCATCCGCTGCGCTAGACTCGCCCAATGCTGCGTAGTGAGATTTTGGCCAGATGGCTCCATCAACTTCTGGCCAGATGATTTTTTCAACGCGCAGCATCGCAATATCTAACGTCGATCCATGCGTGCAACTGACGCTTCCAGCGCATGCGTCGAAAAGGCGCTTGATCGCATCAATATCTGCGGCGGTCAATTGGCGCAAAGCCGGCCTCGCCTCCGCCTCCACGTCCCGCAAAAGATCCCGCAACTTCTCGTCCATCTCGAAGCCGTGTTCCTGCGCTAGTTCGCATAGGCGGCCGTAGGTTATGGTCATGCGACCTCCACGAATTCACCCTTGTCGTTCAGGCTGTAGAACGTGTCGGGCTTGATTCCGTCCTGACCAACGATGGCCGCTTTGGCGTGGATGATCTTCCAACTGTCGTCGCGGTAGACGAGGAACAGGGCGCAACCTTCCTTGCCTTGTGCTTTGCCGTAGCGGCCCGATGCCGTGGCCGCGCCGTAGTCGCCCGATGCCGTGGCCGCGCCGTAGTCGCCCGATGCCGTGGCCGCGCCGGAGTCGCCCGATGCCGTGGCCGCGCCGGAGTAGCCCGATGCCGTGGCCGCGCCGTAGCGGCCCGATGCCGTGGCCGCGCCGTAGCGGCCCGATGCACTTGCAATCTTGTTCTTGCCTTCGGCTTTCACGGCTGTTTTGGGCTGATCGCTTGTCGCGCCTTCTGCGGGCGTGCAGCGATCTATCGTGTACTTGACCGCTGCCTTGATGATGCCCGCGATATCGAGTTCGGCCTTCACGGTGATGCGCGAACTGGCCACCTTCGAATCTTCGCCGTGGCGCGAGAGCTTGCCAGCCTGCTCCACAACGGCGAATTTCGATTGCGACGGCTTGTAATAGCGGAAAACGTGCAGCGGGTATTCGCAGGCATGGAAGCCGCCAGCGCAGGCCTCGACCTCGCCTTCGTGCTCGTAGGTCTTGCCGAGTTCGTACTGGAAGTCGCGGCACGTCCAGTCTTGGTTGAAGCCCTTGTACGAAACAATCGGCTCTCTGCCCTGATCTTGCTCGTCACTCATTTGATTCCCCTTTTTGGTTGCCCGCGCTAGCGTGCAATCATATTAGCCGAGTGCGAATGTATTCGCAAGCACGATAAGCTAAGCGGCGCGACGGATCAGCCCGGCCCGTGCGAAATGTTCGTCGGCCCGATCAAAGAACCGTGCGCGCAGGGCGTCCATAGCCTGCTTAACCTTGGGCTCGTATCGCTGGATCGTCCGCTTGTGGACGCCGACCTTTTCCGCGATGCTCTCGCATGACATGCAGCGCTGTTGGCCCAGCTCGATGTGCCGGCGCATGAGCAGGAAGCGCATGAGCCCGTTGACGATGCCGGTTTCGGCCTGCAAATGCAGATCGACCGCGAAATTCCCGCCCTTGCGTTCATGCTCGGCCCAGGAATAAGCCGCCCAGGCGTAGGCCTGCAGCAGCTCGGGCATGCCCTCGATGTACCGGCGAATCATCGCTGCCTGGCCGTGCTGATCCTGAATGCTTAGAGCGCCGTCTGCTGACTTGTTTGTGTCGCTCGCGCCGGCCATGGCTCTCTGCGCATCGGAGACCTTGCAAATCGGCTGCTCGACAATGGCGTAGGCCCAGCGGAGCAGGGCGTCGGTGTCGCGGAATACCCTCATTGTTCCCCCTCGTATCGGTGGCAACGTTTCCCATGCTTGCGCGGGGTGCCGTCGCGGTTCTTGAGCTTGCAGACGTAGATGACGGTGCCGAAGAGTTCTTTGCGCTCTTCGTGGGCGCAGCCGCGGCACTTGAATTCCTCGGCGCGGATTAGTTGCTCCAGTGGATCGCGGTAGGCGTAATGCGGTAACGGAGGCATCAGGTGTTCAATGCCTCAATCGTCCACGCCAACAGATCCACCTCGTCCGCCTTTACCTGCTTGAGCGCCATGCGGTTGCCGTGAATGCCTGACTTGCCGCGATGGTGCTCAGGGCACAGTGGCACCGCGAGCCAGTTCTCGGCGCGTTGCGCCATGCCCTGGCCTTCGCGCACATGGTGAATTTCTGCGGGCGTCGCGCCGTAGCCCAGGCGATCACAGAGGATGCACCCCAGTGACGCCACGCGACCTAGATAGTCTTTCTCAGCCTTCGTCGTCATTCCCGCGCCCCTCCATGACTCTCAACGCTGATGCGCGCAATACGCGCGCATCGAGAGCATCGCCAAGCGCTGATGCAGTAAGTGGGCCGATATTCGCTAGAGACTAGGCGCGGGCGCGAGTGGCCGAGCAGGACGCAGAGGATTCGGTTGATCGCTCTCATTCGAAAGTCACCCCCAGGTTGTTTGCCGCATATGCCTGGACGGCGGCGGTGTATGCCGAGAACTCTCCGACGCTCATCTGCGTGGTGCTTTTGCGCCGACTAATGATTTCGCCGTTTGGTAGGGTCACTTCATCGCAAACGCCATACATGCGCGCGAAGTATTCGTGCCACGTGTCCTTGTCGAACTGGCGCCCATTGACCCAGGCCTGTTCCACGATGTCGCGCAGCACTACGCCCCAATAGAACCGGTTCTGCTCGTTATTCCGCTTCCGCTCCTCGCTGGTGAGGATGATGCGCAATGGCTCGCCCTTGTCGGCAAAGGCCTTTGCGTTCTCCTTGATCAGCGCGACGAAACCGGCCCATACGGACGGGCCTCTCAGCACGAATTCACGGTACAGGGGGGCAGCGCTCATGCCTTCACGCCCTCCGGGATGCTCATGCCTTCCGGCCACTCAATCGTGTAGGTGTTCCACCATTGGGCAGCAGACCATTCCTGCTCAATCGCGAAAGTGCCACCATGACGTGCAGCTAGTTCGCACCAGCGTTGCGCCAGCGCGTTCTCCGGTCGGTTGAACAGGATCTTGCTGATCGTTATGCGTCTGTCACTCATGATCTGCTCACCGCCTCAAAGATTCGCTGATACCCACGCAACCAATTGATGCGCTGCGTAGTGCCTTGTTGGTATGGACAGAAGGCAAAGCCGTAGGGCCGGTACAACTTCGCGCGCCGGCCGATCTGGAAGGCTAGGGCGCCTTCGTCTTCTGTGGTGGGGAGGGCGAGGGTGGTCATGCAGCGCCTCTCGCCGCTTTCACAAACGCCTCAACCTTGTCCGTCAGATTGGTCTGGTAGTCGTAGTCCGATCCGGAGTATTCGAAGTCGGGCTCATCGATCATGCGATCAATCATGTTCAGCTCAATGCTCTGCCGCGCCTTCTGGCTGATGAGATGCTGAATCTTCGGGTGGCGCATATTCGGCTCACCCGCCCGCAACGCTCTCACCTCTGCGATCAGTTCGAGAACGGCGGCCGGTGTGACACCTTCTAGCCACGCCACTACCCCGGGGCCGAACATCAAGTCGGGGTGGTTGTCATGGCGCTGCACAACAGGCTCCATCACGCGCGTAGTCGTTCCGCCATCGGATGCCATCACGCGGCGCCAGCTATTGCTGGTCCAGACGTTCCATGTGTCAGCCGGCGCTTCTTTGGCGATGCGCTCCAGTTTGTCGAGGTCGATCATTTCGTTTCCTTCACGGTGATTCCATGCACATGCAGCATCAGCTTTGCCTTGAGGATGAAATCCTTGGTGCGCACGCCTTTCACGTCCTCGACGATCTGCTTGCCCGCCATGTCGTAGACAAAATCGGCGATGTATTTCACGGCCCGGATCGCTTTTCCGTTGGCGTCTCGTTGCGCCGGAATCAGGATGTATTCGACCTGGCGGCGCAGATTGCTGATTGAGCGCTGGCGCTGCATCATCAGCAGTTCTTGGTAACGGGCATGTTCGCGCCTGCTGTCGAATGTGCCGGCCTCGGTCGTGACCTTGACGTTGCGATACTTTCTCAAGCGACCCTCTCCCGAGCCCACTCCAGCCCACGAGCAACACAGGCCAGCGACCAAATCGCAGCGGCGAACGGGATCATGGCGATGGTGATGACGGCGTAGAGCAGGGCGGAGACGATCGCGCCTGCGAATTTGAGGGCGCGGGTCATGCCGCCTCCCCAACAGGATTGAGGACAGCGAATTCGCCGAAATGCTTGATTGCGGCTTTGTTGTATGCGTGTGCGGCCTCGTCTTTATCGTCAAAATAGCCGAGGAAAATCGACTTCTTCTCGACTCCAATGCGGGCATACCATTTTTGATTGCCATTACTCCACGACACACCCTTACGTCCGGATGTGCCCTTGACGAGCTTATTGGTTTCATTCTGAGCCGCAGTCGCATTCCGAAGATTGCCCCATCTGTTGTTGGCTCGATTGCGGTCTGCGTGCTCCGCCATGTGCTCTGGGAACTTCCCCTCCATGCAGAGGAAGGCAAGTCGATTCGCTCGGTACTCGCGTCCATCAAGGCCGATGATGACGTAGCCGTAATCGGCATGAATGCGCCCCGCGACATCTCCCGCCTTGACGGGGCCACGCCGTTTCACTCGCCATGTGAATATGCCGGTTTCCGGGTTGTAGTGAAGCAGTTCGCGCAAGCGCTCTGCGGTGATAGTTTCCGTTCCGTAGGTCATGCTTGGACCTCACCCAACAACGCCGCATCAACTTGCATGTGCAGACTTGCAATGGGGCCATCGTTGAAAATCTGGCGCATATCGGCGTAGTAATCAGCGAGTGCACCTTCACTACGATGTGCCGGGATGGATGTGCCCGCATGGTCGGGGCGCGTGATGTGCCACAGAACACCGCCGAGATGCTGGGCTGCCTTCATCTCGTTTTCGAAGCGGCAGTCATCAACGACGACATTCCAGCCGCTGTTGAGATGGGCGCAGGCCTCTTCTTTCCATAGACCGGTCCAGAACTCCGCGCCGATCAAGTCGCGCCCCCACTCGGTGCCGAGCGTGACCATAGCGTGCCGCGGTGTTTTCCCGCACAGCAGGTCGCACGGCTGCTCCTTGCGCGAGCCTTCAATTTCCTCATCGTCCAGGCCGATGGCGCGAAGCATGGCTTTCAATGGGCCGGCGAACTTCACGCGCTTGTAGCGATGTTCGGCGATAAGATAGTCGGCAACCGTCGACTTGCCGGCGCCAGCATTGCCCACCAGGGCGATAACAGATGGCAGTCTCATTGTTCGCATCCTTTTCCGACTTCGCCATGGCTGTCGGCAGCAGTGAAAAGCTTCCAGTGAATCCAGCCGCGCTCCATGCAATAGAAGCCCCACTGGCGCACGCGCGGTCCAGTGACAAACAGCGTCCAGCAGTGGCCTGCATGGAGCTCTATGCGATGTGGCGCGGCGCCCCAGCGGAACTTGATGTCGCCCAACTTCCGGATTGATCTTTGCAGCAAGCCGCCGCGCTCAATGACGTGCTCGGTGTATTCGCCTCTCAGCAAAGTGCTGAAGTTGAAGAGCCACGGATGCGAGTGGTGGGCGCGGTCGTCATCGCTGCGAAGGAAGCAATGCAGGTAGACGTTGCAGATTGGGTTGCGCGGGACCAGCCACCAGCGCAGCAGGTATGGCCGCTCCGGTCCACCGATCACGAAGTCAGCGGGCCGGCGCGTGACACGCGCGATGATTCGGTCGGCGAGGCTCACTCCACCTCCTCATCCGGGCGCATGCCGCCGATGAATCCATGCTCCCATTGCTTGGCATGTTCGGACCCATGGGGATACGGGTTGGCGCGGAATGGCAGCCCATGACGCGCAGCCTGAGCACCCTCCTCGCGGGTCTGATCGATGTCGATGGTGGAGAGATTGGGGTGGGTCATGCGGCCTCCCGTTGATAGCCTTCGGTGTTGCGCCCGAAATGCGTGACAGCCGGACGCGGCTTGTACTTCGGCGGCGCAATGACCGCAGCGAGAAGCCGGCGCCAGTTGGCCGCAGTGTTCAGCACGGCCGGACCATCGGCGCCGTCGAACTGATCGGCTGGCGTCGTCATAACAGTCATGGCGTCCACCACATGCGCTGGCACTGCGATGTTGATGCCTGCGTTGTAGTAGCCGAGATGCGCGCGCACCGCTTCTTCGGCGTAGCGGCCTGCCGTAGACGTGCGGAACGTGTATCCCTTGTCGTCCGGGCGCCACAGCAGGATGTAGCGATTGCGCTTGTGCGTGTGATGCACGCTGATGACGTAGTAGTCGCTCATGCGGCTCTCCCGATTTCGGCGGCAGCGCGCACGATGGCGCGACGGGTGGCTGCACCAACATCCGAACCATGGGGTTCGGCTACGTAATGAATCTGTCCGCTTTTTGACCGATACCCGACGTATTGCTCGGGCTTTCCTTCGTCGTCGTTACCGACGTACGTTTCCAACTCGCAAGCAATCAACAGCCGCAGCGCATCGCCATCGTCTTCAAGCGGGTCCCAGCATGGGTAGGGGTACTTGTTGAGAATGAAGTGATGCGCGTGTTCCGGCAGAGGAACGATGTACGAGTCAGTGATACCGACATCGTGTCGGGTAATCCACTTGACCTTTATGCCCGCTGCTTTAGCGGCCATCTTCAGCAGTTCGCGTCTGTCCATCACCGGCTCCAAGGCACGCCTTCACACAGGCGCCATTTCGAGTACAGATAATCGGTGTAGCCCGTGAGTTCGCCGTCAGGGATGCCGTACCGGTGCGAGCGGTCGCGCTCGGCGGGGGTCATAGCCCAGTAGACGCGGTGGCCTGCAGTGTTGCGGCCCGTGCGGAGTTGGAAGGTATCGACGGCCTTGTTGCACAGATTATCAAGGCGCTTCGGCGTCGATTTGAAGAGATGGACGAGATCGTCAACGGTGAACTGCTCGCCGGCGTACAGGGTCAACTCGTGGACGAGTTCGACCATTCGGACGGCGCGGGGCTTTTCGGTTTGGGCTCTCATGCGGCGGACATCTCCGTGTGTTGTCGAACTTGTCGCGTTGCTGCATCCACCTGACCGACAGTGCAGAGCATCAGTTGGTCAAACCAAAGGTCGAGTGCTTCACGAATGTCGCGGATTGCATCGCCATCGAAACCAAGGCGGCCGGTGCGCTCGAAGCGTTCACGAGTGCGCATCATTCCGTCGTTTGCCGCCAGCAGGACGGGCATGATTTCCGGGCCGATGTCGGCTCGCGTGAGTTCCAGTGCATGGTTCATGGCGCTGGCGATGGTGTTCCAATCGCCGGGGGTGCCGACGCCCTTGCTGATGCCGTCCAGTGCCGACAGCACGGCGAGGCGGAAGCGATCAGCGTCGCTGTCCTGCATCTGCGAGGCGCGGGCAGATTCCAAGGCTCGCGTCGCTTGCTTCTGTGCGAGCGACCGGTACTGTTTGCGCGGCTTTCTCGTCGTTCCCATCACCGTTTCCCCTTTAGCCAATCTCGTCTTGCCTGCGATTGCTCGGCTGGCAGCGCATCGAACTTCTCGCACTCACGCGGCCAGGTCACGTTCACAAACCTGCCGACCATCGGCTCGAAATCGCAGTGGCCCGTGCCAGCACGCGCATTCGCTCTATCGGCCTTCATGTCGCAGTGCTTGCAGTCGATGCACTCGGGCATGCAAATAAATTAGCGTGTTGCGAAGATATTCGCAGTATAGATAAAACTTAGGTAGATGGGTAGTGGTTTTTGCATCAGTCAACCAACCCTTTTGCGCGTCTCGGTGCGGCCGGCGGCGTGTACCCGCGCTGCAGGTCATGGAATGCCGTGTGCTCGCCCTGGTAGGCCAGTGGCACCATGCCCGTTTCTCCTTGGCGCTGCTTGCCGATGAGAACCTCGCAGATGCCATTGGCTTGGCTGTTCGGATCGTAGACCTCATCGCGGTACAGGAACATGATCGTGTCGGCATCTTGCTCGATTTCGCCAGAGTCGCGCAGGTCGGCCATGCCGGGGCGCTTGTCGGCTCTGTTTTCCAGCCCGCGGTTGAGCTGGGCGAGCGCGATGATGGGAATGTCGAGTTCCTTCGCCAGCGCCTTGAGCCCGCGCGAATAGCTGCCAACTTCCTGATTGCGGTTCTCACTCGGGCCGCCAGTCATCAGGCCAAGATAGTCGACCACCAGCAGGTTGAGGCCATGCTTGCGCTTCACGGTGCGGGCTTTGCTGCGGACCTCCAGCAGCGTGAGCGCCGGCTGATCGTCAAGGTACAGATTCAGATCCGTGATCTTGTGGGCCGCGACTGTGAAGCGCTGCCAATCGTCGTCCGTCATCTTCTCCGGCTGCCGCAGATGCTGCATGTGGATGCGGCCCAGCGCGGCGATGTTTCGATCGTGCAATTGGTCGCGTGGCATTTCCATGGAGAGCACAAGGGCGCTGTAGTTGAGCGCCACGTTGCGGGCAATGCCGAGCGCGAAGGCGGTCTTGCCCATGGCGGGACGGCCAGCCGCAATAATCAGTTCGCCGCCGCGCATGCCGCCGCCGAGCTTGTCGTCGAGATCACGGAAGCCGGTCGGTATCGCCTTGATCTTGCCTTCGGCCGCTTCCTGCAGCCGGTCGATGTAGTTGCCAAGGTCGTCACTGGCTTTGATCGGCTCGCTCTTGACACGCTCTTGCGCCAGGTTCTCGAGCTTGGACTGGATTCGATCAACCACAATCCGCGCCTCGTCCGCGCCCATCACCATCTCCGGGACATCGGCGGCCAACGTCAGTAGTTGGCGCTTGACAGCTTTGTCGCGCACCAGAGCGGAGTAGCGCTTGATGTTCGCCGAGCTGGGCGTCGATTGCGCCAATGCGTTCAGGTAGGACAGGCCGCCGATATGCTCCGAGTCACCCTTGGCGGCGAATCGTTCGTAGACCGTCACCACGTCGGCGGGCTGGCCAGCAGTTATGAGCTCGCAGATGGCGCCGAAGACAGCGGCATGGTCGGCGCGGTAGAAGTGCTCACGGCCCAGGCCTTCAACACGGTCTATCGCGTCATTATCGAGCAGCAGGGCGCCGAGAATGGATTGCTCGGCCTCAATGGAGTGGGGAACGTCCCGAATGTCGGCGTGACTCATGTGTCCTTCTTTGCGTGGTAGGTCTTGGCCTGGGTGCCTTGCGTCGTGAGTTCATACGAACCATCAGCCTTTGCGCGCCAAAGCCTGTAGTAGCCCTTCTTCACGTAGTTCAAAAGGTGTCTACGCCAATCGGCCTGCAAACGGGCCGCCTTTTCGCCATCGCCCAAGTGCTCCTCCTTGAACACCTCCCAGCAAAGCTGGACGAACTCCATGGGCAGACCGGTTTTTTCGACGTAGTCAAGCAGCGGCCCGTATTCGCTGATCGCCTTTTCCCCGGCCTGCGCGCAGCGCTCAATGAAGGTCTTGAGAGAGACGCGGGTTTTGCGTTCTCGCTTTGGTTTTTTCTCGGCAGAACTTTCACCCCCTCCGTCGCCGTCAGGCGATGGGGGGGTAGGGGGGGTGTTTACATGGTTACTGGATACTGGATACTGGATAGCTTTTGATTTGGGTTCTTCTTGGGTATCCGAGATGGAACCCACTGGGTTTTCGTCGCGCTTCTTCTTTGGAGGCCGGCCACCGGATTTTCCGTTGATCCGGTTCTTCTCGACCTGCTTGCGGTACGCTGCAATCTGTTCCTCAATCTTTTCCTGAAACAGTCTGCCGTCGGCCACTTCGAAGAACTCCGACGCGACTTTGCGCACCGCTTCGCGCTCAAGTTGAGAGAGCGCCCCGGCGATGCGGCACAGAGTTTCGAGATCAGACGGCAGCGGCTTTTCGGTGGCGTAGTAGTAGTCCACCAAATCGTTGTACGCACCTCTCTCGGTCAGGTTCAGGTGACGCGTTGCGCTAGAAAAATCCCCGACGTTTTTGCTGAAATATTTCATCTCGCCACCGGTCTGGGATTTGTTTCGCATACCCACAAAAAACCCACTGGGTTTTTGTGAGAAATGCTTCGCTTTGGCCGGTGATCATTACCGCGCCCTTTCGCTCGAAGCATCGCCACCAGCGACTGGCACAAGGTATGTGCCTGGGCCTCCTTGGCGCCCCGCGACTTCAGCTTGCCGATGTTGCGTGCCATGGCGTCCTGCTTGAAATGCAATTCAGGCCTTGGGTTGAGTAGGCCTCTTTTCATGGGGTTCTCCCAGTCATGCGAGCGATGGCGGCCGAAGCCGCCCGCGAAGAGATGCAGTCCAGTACTTTTACGCGAATATATTTGCACTGGCGACAAATTTTTGATTACTTCTTCAGGAGCAGCTCGGGCATCTGATCCGCGACCTTGAACTCAGCGCTGGTGCCCTTGGTGGCCTTCTCCAAACGGCGTGCCAGCTTGATTCCGATCTTGTTTCGGCACCTGCTGACGAGCAGGGTGGCGAGGGTGGTATCGGCCTTTTTCAGGACGCGCGCCCTCTCCTTGTGGCGTCTCGCCCGCTCCTCTTTGCTGATGGCCGCTTTGTTCGCGGGGGTAGTGGCGACAAGCCATTCGGACAGATTCATGAGGCTCTCCCTCTGTTGTGACAGTGCAAATATCTTAGCACGCTGGATCATTAGCTTTGCGCGCATGCATTGACAACCGATGAGCAACCCCTAAAATCCTGTGCATGAACATCAAAAACATTCGCAACAGCCATGACGACATGCGCGCGAGCGGACCTACCGCGTCGCGCTGGCCTAGCGTTGGACAAGGAAAGACAAGGGGTATGGACATCAATGCCACCCGGCGCATAAACGTCCGCGCCCTCGCGCGAGAGGCCGGGAGCATGTCCAATCTGGCGAAGCTGGTCGGCACCAATGAGAACTATCTGTCGTCGTGCACCAGCAACAAGGCCTCTCGCAACATTGGCGATACGCTTGCGCGCAAGATGGAGGCCGCAACCGGGAAGCCTTACGGCTGGATGGACGAGTCCCACATCACAGAGCAACACCTATTGGCCGCGCGGTTTCTGTACGACAAAATGCTAGAGATGTCGACCTCTCGGTTACATGCCCTAGTCGAGGTGCTGGATTTGGTGGATAGTGCAGAGCGGGAAGGCTCTTTGGGTCGTATCGAATTAGCCGATCAATCAGACAGCACAGACAAGGAGGGGGTCGTAACCCTGAAAGACAATGCAACAACAAGCAAAAGCAAAAGTGCTTCCCCTCTTCCAAGGGGCCGCAAATGAAGCCCCCAGCCATCAGCAGCTCAGAGAGTATGCAGACGACCTGGAGGCGGGGCGGATCAAGGGGCTCGTCGTCTCTTACGTGAGAGATGACGGGGAAGTGGGATACAAGCTGATGGGGTCGCTTGCCAAGACGAGCAATCTTGGCAGCGCCATCGGGATCATTGGCGAATTGAAAAGGAGAGTTGAGCTCCTTTTTTCAGGCGCATGATGCAAATACATTTGCAGAATGCTTGACTATGTGCGCCGTATGAACTAGGATTTGTGTAAGTTAGAGGTTGCTTTGCCAGTAGCCACGAGCATTCCCCAAGAGAGCCCGACAACGTTCGGGCTCTTATTGTTTCAAGTTCTTAACTTTACCTCCATCCATGCACCAAAGTGTGGCTTTTATGTAGTGGATGCATAAAAGAAAACCCCACTCTGTGGTGGGGTCGCGTTTCCTCCGCCCGGCGCTGAGCATCCCCGTTCCACGCGACCCCTGCGCCGATTAAGGGGCCGCGCTCAGATTCTTCTGTTTGAGCCTTTGCGTGCCTGGTGCCATTTGGCGACGAGGCTTAGATGCGCGCGATTCGTCACTGACCATCTCCCAGCCGGGGAATCCGGCGAATCTGCTAATTAGCTTGCTGATGCGTGCGACTATAGATAAAGCATTAGCATAAAGCAAATATATTCGCCAATTGTGTGGCGCTAAGCACACACTGCCTCAAGCGAGGCGCTTCATCCAATCGCCGAAACTGCGGTCAGCGCCGTTGAACGCGAACACGCTTCGCACGGGTCGCGGCGATTGGATGAGGTGATCGGTTGCGTGCGCGCGGCCGACATGCTCTAGCCGGTGAGATGGCGAACCCCGGCGAATCTGTGCGCACAGAAGCTGACGGTGCCGGGAGGCACGCCGGAGAACGTAACCGGCTCCTTCACGCATGACGATCTAGGGCCTGCAATGTGGGGTAGAGCGGGCGGACTTTAGTGATGGCACACCCTAGTCGTCAGCCGTGAGGGACTACCACTTACCCGAGAGGTCGGTGCGGCTTGTCCGTCTGGCGCTTGGGGCCCTCGACGATGTGACACCCCGCTAGCTGTGCGTAAGCGCTGGAGCGGTTGAAATGGTTGGGCCGTTCGCGTCACTGGGGCGGACACGACGCCGAAGGAATAATCGGCCGCTTGGCTGGCGTAACCAGCCTCTTCACTTCTGCCGGTGATGCGTCACAACCCCGAGGGGCGGCAGACGTGAGGGTGACAGCCCAAACCAACCTTTGATGTCCGTAGCGATCCCAGAACAATCCGCATACGTGCGGGCGCCGGGTAGAGGACATTGCTGCATGGATGCAGCTCCCAAGGTTTGGCCCCACGTAAGCCGTACGGGCTCATTAACCCGGCGCCGTGGTTCCCTCAATCCATTTGGATCGGTATGCGCTAAGGACGCGTCGGCTTAAGAATGAAATCGCCTGCTTCCATTCTTGACCTGAGCAAGAGAACCGTAACCAAGGTCATGAAGCGGCTGAACCTCGGCTGCTCAAACTGCGATTGGAATCTTGCTACCTGCGACATTCATCACATTCAGCCAAAGAGCAGGGGTGGAACTAATGATCACTCGAACCTTACTTATGTTTGCCCGAATTGCCATCGTCTGGCCCATGCTGGACTGCTGACAGCATTTGTCACCCTTGATCGGCAGATTGGCGATCGATGGAAGGACTGCTATTTCCCCGAGCGCGCAAAACGACAGTCTCGACCTTCTGACCATGCCAACCTCGGCAAATACATGGCCGAGAAGCGAGTGGTTGCAGACGAGCGAGCGCGAGTGGCCCTAGAAAGGCTAAAGACAAGTGGAATCGAATTCGGCAAGCGCGGATGGGTCAAGCGTGCATCGGTCGTCATTGGCATATCTCCGCAAAAGGTCGGTTGGTGGTTTAAGAGGTATGCCCCAGAATTCCTAGAAGTTCACGATCGCTAAGTTGCTTCGGCTGGCTTGGTTCGATGCCAAGACGGTCCACCAGAACACGGAAGAGTTAGCCGAATCGGCATAGCGGCAGCGGTCTTGAAAACCGAAGGCCCGAAAGGGTGTGTGAGTTCGAGTCCCACCTCTTCCGCCAGTTTGGAAGGTTGCCAGAGAGGCAATGGGTCGGCTTGCTAAGCCGTAGCCGGTGCGCGAGCGCCGCGTGCGTTCGATCCGCACACCTTCCGCCATCCTCCCCTGCGCATCCGCGCATTTGGCCCGCGCTGAACGGGCCTTTTCTTACACGATATGCCCCGGCCGCAACGCACCACACCGGATGACGAGATCATCCCCAACAACGGTTGGGCATGCAGCGTCCTACTGCTCCTGTATGACCAGGACGGCGAAGACGAGGTGGTCGGGGAGATTGGGCGGGAGGGGTGGTTGCACACGGAGGCCGGCATGGGCGGCGACGCATCGTGAGCCGGACGGCCAAGGGCGGCAAAGGCCCGGGATTCGAATACTGGACCGCGCGCCCCGGCAATCGCTGCGGCGGCACGATCAGTCCGAACGGCGGGAAACACACCAAGAAGCGCACGCACAAGGCGGAGCGGCAGATTGGCCGTCGGGACGCGCGGGAGACGCAATGACGCAAGAACAGTTTCTGTACTGGCTGCAGGGCTTCGCCGAGCTGAGCGCCACGCCGCCGACCGCGGAGCAATGGAAGTCGATCCGCGAGCATCTGGCGCTGTGCTTCAAGAAGGTGACGCCACCGGTCCAGACCGGACTCGAGAAGGGAGCGCCTGACCCGATGGCCGGCAAGAGCGTCGAAGACTTCAGACGTGCCATGGAAGACTTGCGCAAGCATGGCGGTTCAGCATTGCCGCCATTTGATCGCGCGGGCATCCCCAACTGGCCCAATATCGACCGAGTAACCATCACATGCTGACTAACCGTCACATGCTGACACCAATCTGAATGAGCGATGCCGCTATACCCAAATGACCAAGGCCAAGCCGCAGGCGCAATTCCAACCTACCTGGTAACGGGCGGCGCATCTGCTTCGCCATCAAATCCGATCGCCATCTATGACGGATATTTGCCGCCCGGCGTCAACACCTGGACAAGCGCAACGGCACTGAATGCTGCAGTGTCAATGAACACGGCCGGCATGGATTCGGTCGCGATCACGATTCAGCCGAGCGGTACGATCACGGCCGGCGCGGTCACGTTTGAGGTATATGACGGCGCGAACTGGGTGCCAATCAAATGCGCCCGTGAGTCGAGCTACAACACTGACAGCACCTACAACCTCGCCGGCGCGAATTCCATCCAAGGGTGGACGGTGCCGGTGGCGGGGTTCCCCCAATTCCGCTATCGCCTATCGGCGGCGCTGACTGGAACGACCCCGCAAGCGCTCATTACGACCATCGTGTCGTCTGCGCCGGATGTGTCCATCGTGACCGCCGGCCTGGACCCACAACAAGCGTTGCATCCGGGTGCGCTGACGCTGCAGGCACAGCAGTTTCTCGCGATTGGCGCATCCTCGGCGCAATCGGCAGCGGTTCAGGCAACGACCAACCGGGTTGTGCTGAGTGCGACGTCTGCGTGCTGGGTGGCGCTTGGCGCGAACCCGACCGCCTCTGCCGCCGCGGGGAGCATCTACGTCCCCGCCAACTTCCCGATGCCGCCGATTGTGGTGACGCCAGGCGTGACCAAGATCGCTGTGATTCAGGCATCCGCTGCTGGGTCGCTTTCGATCATTGAGTCGGTGTAGGGCTCGCTGGAAGATGGCGGCACGATAGTGTTTTTGCTATCGACGGGACTGAAAGATGTCAAATTTCTCGGGTGAGTATCCCAGGAATTGAGTGTCGCGATAGGAAAAGACTAAATGTCTCGCAAAAGGCGCGATCCTGAGGTGGAGGCCTTCGCGCGGCGCCCTCGGCCGCCCGGCGCTCTATTCGATGCTGAAAATTGGTTTCGGCGCTTCATGCCGGCTGATGGTGTGGCCGAATGGGTTGAAGCCTGCCTGATGCGCGAAGGCTCCCCGCTCCATAACGCCGATCACCAGCATCTAAGGGACGCCGACATCGCCTACCTTTGGGCGAACCAGCAGAACACGAGCAAGATGCGCCGCGTCGTCGGCCAGTGCGAGGAAGTGACGTTTCGTTCCGGTGCGTGGCAGAAAGGGCGCCAAGAGCAGCAGATGGAAGAGTGGTTCGGGCGTGTCCCAACCTACCTCATTACGTTTGATGCGCGGTACGCCGCAGAGTGCTCCGATCTGGAGTGGTGCGCGCTTGTGGAGCATGAGCTTTACCACATAGCCCAGCGCACGGATGAATTCGGGGCGCCGGCCTTCACCCAGGATGGGTATCCCAAGTTGGGGCTGCGCGGGCACGACGTGGAAGAGTTCGTCGGCATTGTCAGGCGCTATGGCGCGGGTGCCGGTGCAGGCGATACGGCCAAGTTGGTTGCCGCCGCGCAGAGGGATCCAGAAATTGGGGCGCTCAACATCGCACAGGCTTGTGGGACGTGCCTACTGAGGGCCGCGTAGCTTTCCCTTCTCTTATACAGAATTTCACATTATGGCAACGCTCAATGATGACGTGAAGGCGTTCATCGTCCGGGCGCTGGCCTGCTTTGACGCCCCGACTGACGTTTGCCGTCAGGTGAAAGAGGAATTCGGCATCGAGGTCACGCGCCAGCAAGTCTCGGCGTATGACCCGAATCGGCGCATAGCGAAAGACCTCAGCGCAAAATGGCGTGCGGTTTTTGATGAGACTCGAAAGAAGTTTCTCGACGACGTTTCGACCATCCCCATTGCCAACCAGGCGTTCCGTCTTCGCGCGTTGAATCGAATGTATGACCGTGTTCAAGGTCAGGGGAATATGGCGCTCGCCGCCCAACTCATTGAGCAGGCTGCCAAGGAATCGGGCGGGGCATTCACCAATCGCCGGGAGATGACCGGCAAGGATGGGGCTCCACTGATCCCGCCCAAGAGCGCGCAGGACATGACTGATGACGAACTCGCCGCCTACATTGGAGCAAGCGGCGCAAGAGCTGTGGATTCGCCGCAGGGCTAGAGAGGATGTTCTCTCGTACGCTCAAGCGATCGAGATTCCCGGCAAGCCCGCCGGCGAAGATCCGGACACCGAATTCTTCGAGCCCATCGAAACCACGATGGCGCAACACCACCGCCTCATTCTTGAGACGATGGAGCGGGTCAGCAAGACTCCGCATGGGCGGGCGATGTTCTTCATGCCGCCCGGGAGCGCGAAGAGCACGTACGCATCAGTGGTGTTCCCGTCGCGCTATCTCGGTGCGGAGAAGAATCGCAAGGTCATTCTCGCCAGCTATGGCGACGACCTGGCTCGCAAGATGGGGCGCCGCACGCGCTCGATCATCAAGCAAAAGCGGTTCAAGGGGATCTACGGCTGCGAATTGACGACTGAATCGTCGGCCGCGCAAGAGTTCTCGCTGACAAACGGCAGCGAGTACATCGCGACCGGCATTCTGGGCGGGGTCACTGGTAACCGCGCCAACGGGATCATCATCGATGATCCGGTGAAGGGCCGCGAACAGGCGGATTCGCCGACGATCCGTGACAAGACGTGGGATGCCTATAACGACGACCTGAAGACACGCCTGATTCCTGGCGGGTGGGTCGTTCTTATCCAGACGCGCTGGCACGAAGATGATCTAGCCGGCCGCATCCTTCCCGAAGACTGGAAGGGCGAAAGCGGCCCAATCCTGTGCCGCGACGGAAACGTCTGGGAAGTCGTCTGCCTGCAAGCGCGATGCGAGGTCCAGAACGACCCGCTCGGACGGAAGATCGGTGAGTACCTGTGGCCGCAGTGGTTCACAGAGAAACACTGGGCGCAGTTTCAGAACAACGTCCGCACGTGGGCGTCGCTCTATCAGCAGTTGCCGCGCCCGCTTGAGGGCACGCTGTTCAAGGTCGAAAACATGCTGGTCGATGGCCAGCCTGTTCCGATGCCGAATGGGTGCGATGTGGTCTTTGCGGTGATCGACTCGGCTTTGAAGGTAGGCGATAAGAACGATGGAACGGCCGTCACGTATGTGGCGCGCAACAAGTTCTTTGGACATCCGTTGACCATCATTGACTGGGATATCACGCAGATCGAATCCGATTTGATTGCGGATTGGTTCCCGTCTGTCATTGCGCGACTCGTCGAGCTCGGGAAGCTGACAGGCGCCCGAATGGGCGTGATCGGCGCCTTCGTGGAAGACAAAGGAAGCGGCATCACTTTGCTTCAGCGCGCGACTCGCAATGGCTGGCCCGCTCATGCCATCGACAGCAAGCTCACCTCAATGAGCAAGGACGCTCGCGGGACGGGCGTGTCCGATTTCGTGCATCACGGCAAAGTCAAGATCGCCGACCACGCCTACAACAAGGTTCTGGAATACAAGGGCCGCACCCAAAACCATCTGCTAACCCAAGTATTCGGATATCGCCTTGGCGTGCCGAACCAATCGGACGATTTGTACGACACGACGGTCTATAGCATCGCCATCGGATTGGGTGATTCGGAAGGACTGTAACGGCTGCTTTTGTGGCCGCACTAAAGCGACCATATGAGCGACAACAGCACCATCGTAATCCCGGGCTCTGCGCTCGGGACGGCTCTGACCGATCTGCTGATGGCCGACGAAATGGAGCCGGGCTCCGATGTCAGCTATCAGCTCGCCAAGATCCTTTATCTCTACCATCCGCTTGGCGCCAAGATGGCCGAGTTGCCGGTTGAGATGGCGATGAGCCAGCCGCGAACCATCACGATTCCGGGTTCTCCTGAATCGACGGTCAGGGAGGCATTCGAGCGCGAATGGGCCGCACTTAATGCGAACGCTCTGATCTTCCAGACGAAGACGCTCTCCCGCATCTATGGGGTGGCCTCCCTCGCATATGGCGCCGAAGGGGTGCCGACTGATCGCCCGATCGACCCGAAGGATTTGCCGAGCCTTGATGTCTATTTCAATACGCTCGACCCGCTGAACACGGCCGGTAGTCTCGTCCTGAATCAGGACCCGAATGCACCGGACTTTCTGAAGCACGCAGCGATTGCGGTATCAGGAAAACCATACCACCGGTCACGCGCCGTCGTGGTGATGAACGAAAACCCGGTCTATCTCGGGTATTCGAATTCAGCGTTTGGCTATGTCGGCCGCTCGGTCTATCAGCGTGCGCTTTTCCCGCTGAAGTCGTTCGTTCAGTCGATGATCACCGATGATCTGGTGACGCTCAAAGCGGGCTTGCTGATCGCCAAGATGAAGGGTGCGGGCAGCATCGTTGACAACCTGATGCTGTCGCTGGCCGGTAACAAGCGGCAAATGATCAAGGAGGCGCAGACCGGCAATGTTCTGAATATCGATATCGCGGAAGACATCGAGACGCTGAACATGCAGAACACCGACGTCGCCATGACGACGGCGCGCAAGAACATCATCGAGAACATCGCCTCGGCGGCGAGAATGCCGGCGAAGTTGCTGTTGTCGGAATCCTATGCCGAGGGATTCGGCGAGGGATCGGAAGACGCGAAGGACATCGCGCGGTACATCAGTGGCGTCCGCAAGGATATGCAACCGCTGTATGACTTCTTCGATCCGATCGTCATGCATCGGGCATGGAATCCTGAGTTCTACAAGACCATTCAGGACCAGTTCCCGGAATACAAGAAGATCCCATACAACCGCGCTCTGTACGACTGGAAGAACGCCTTTCATGCTGAGTGGCCGAATCTTCTGGAAGAGCCCGAGTCGGAAAAGGCCAAGGGCGAAGATGTCAAGCTGAAGGCCATCATTGCGATGGTCGAAGTCATGTTGCCGCAGATGGACCCCGAGAACAAGGCGACTCTGCTGGACTGGGCTGCGTCAAACTTCAACGAGTGCAAAGCGCTGATCCAGCACCCGCTGCTGCTTGATATTCAGGCGCTGATTGATTACACGCCACCCCAACCGGTCGATCCTGTAGAGCCAAAGCCGTTCTCATCGGAGGCGTAAATGGCCTCTTTCTACAAGACCATTGAAGCCGCAATTGCCGACATCACGGCACACGGCTTCGATAGCCAGGCGCGCATTGATCGGTGGCTGACGGAGATTGAGCTAGCCGCCAAGGATTCGGCCATGCCGGATCACCTCATTCAGGAAACGATGTCGCGCGCCATGCACGGTATCTACAGCAGGATGGTTGATGGTGGCGGCTATACCCAGATCCATAAGGGAGTCTCGCGCTTCACGATCGAGCGGTTGAAGCCGAAGCTTCGCGCCGAGCTTGATCGCCGAATCATGGCGAGTTCAAGCCTGATCAAGCTGAACCGCAAGCAGATGATGGAGCAGACGAGGCAACGCTTTGCTGGCTGGTCGACGTCGATCCCGATTGGCGGCAGTCGAGCGGTGGATAAGCGTGAGGTGGCGGCGAATCTGAAGAAGTCGTTCTCGGCGCTGTCATTCGATACTCGGCGCGTTCTGATCGATCAAGGCCACAAGCTGACCTCTGAGCTGAACAACATCATCGCCGTCGATGGCGGGGCGATTGCTGGAATCTGGAAGAGCCATTTCCGACAGGCGGGATACAACGCTCGCCCTGACCATGCGGCGCGAGACGGCAAGTTCTATGCAATCCGCGATAGCTGGGCGATGAAGGCCGGCTTGATGAACAAGGGTGCCGGCTACACGGACGAAATGACGAAGCCGGGAGAAGAGGTTTTCTGTCGGTGCGCAATGCAATTCGTGTATGCCCTGCGAGATTTGCCGCCTGAGATGCTTACTCACAAGGGTGAAACTGCCCTTGCCACCGCACAAACATAGCCATGCCACTTGAACAAGGTTCCAGCGAAGAAGTGATCAGCAGGAATATCGCGGAACTGATCAAGGCGGGACATCCGCGTGACCAAGCCGCGGCGATTGCATACAAGGAAGCGGGAAAGAGCCGAAGCGACGCCGAGCTGGCTCAAGCTGCGGGCATCGCCTTCATCGCCAATGACAAGGTGTTGCTGCTCAAGCGTGGCGACGGCGGCGATTATCCGGGCCACTGGGCATTCCCGGGTGGGCACATCGAGCCTGGCGAAACGCCAGAACAAGCTGCCGTACGTGAGTGCGTCGAAGAGACGGGCTATCTGCCGACCGGAGCACTGCGCCAACTGTCATTCACCGATGACGGCGCGGTGGCGTTCACGACGTTCGGCAAAGCCGTAACCGAGTTCAAACCGACGCTCTCCGACGAAAGCACTGATTGGATGTGGGCGGCGCCGGGTGAATATCCAGAGCCGATGCATCCGGGCTGCGTGATGCTACTTGAGTCTGGTGCTCTGGACGCAATCAACCCGCTCAAGATGAACGAGCTGGACCTAGCTCGAGCGATGGCGGTCGGCGAACTTCCATCGCCGCAGAAGTACGAGAACGTCTGGCTGTTCAATATTCGGATCACGGGGACCGGCGTTGCATACCGGTCGGCGCACAAAGAGTTCGTCTTCCGTAACCCGGAACTCTATCTAAATGACGACTTTCTCGCGCGCTGCAATGGCCTGCAAGTCGTTTGCGAGCACCCCGAGAAGTCGACGCTCGACTCCAAAGAATTCGCCGATCGGTCCATCGGATCGGTCTTTCTGCCCTACCTCAAGCCAGAAGAAAAAGAGGTATGGGCCATCGCCAAAGTGTACGACGCCACGTCGGCCGAGATTATGGAGAAGTACCAACTCTCCACCTCGCCAACCGTGGAATTTAGTGACCCAGCAGTAAATAGGGCCATCAAGCTTGAAGATGGCGCGACCCTCCTTATCGAGGGAAAACCAAGCCTGCTCGACCATGTAGCAATTTGCATACAAGGCGTGTGGGATAAGGGCGGCCCGCCATCAGGCGTTTCCACCAACAACTTTCAGGAACCTCAAATGACTGAAGAAGAACTGAAGGCCAAGGCAGACGCCGAGGCGAAAGAGGCCGAAGCGAAAGCAAAGGCTGACAGTGAGGCAAAGGCGAAAGCTGATGCCGAAGCGATGGGCAAGGTCATGAACATGTGCGACAGCATCATGAAGCGCATGGACTCCTTCGAGGAGCGCTTCAAGAAGGCGGATTCGGAGAATCAGACGGCCGAAGAAAAGGCCAAGGCTGACGCAGAGGCCAAAGAGAAGGAAGAAGCCGAAGCCAAGGCGAAGGCCGACGCCGAGGAAGAAGAGAAGCGCAAGGAAGAAGAGGCGAAGGCCAAGGCCGACGCGGAAGAGACGCGCCAGCGCATCGCCGATCTCGAGTCGCGCATGCCCAAAGAGATGTCCGACGCGGATTACGCCGAAATGGCGGACGCGCAGGCCAAGGCCGACAGCGTGTATTCGGCGTTTGGCGACTCAGCCCCGCGCCCCCTGCGTGGCGAAAACCTGCTCGGTTACCGCAAGCGCCTCGCCTCGAACCTGAAGAAGCACAGCGAGAACTGGAAGGCCGTTGACATCAACGCCCTGCCTGACACGGCTGTCGAGATCGCCGAAAAGCAGATCTACGCCGATGCCGCCGCAGCTGCCTCGCATCCGGTTGACCTGCCGGCCGGCTCGCTGCGCGCGATCGAGAAGAAGGACAGCAACGGCCAACTCATCCGCACGTTCGTGGGCGACCCGAATGCCTGGATGGGCGACTTCAAGACCATTCCGATGAAGCAAGTCGGTATTAACAAAGGAAACTGAGCATGAGCAACTTCGTCTCGTTTAACCCGATGCTGACGACGAACGCCGCAGGCTCGTTCTCCGTCCAGTCGGAAGGCTACGTCCAGGGCAACGCCCTCGATGATCCGGCGATCCGTTATCAGCTGATGAACGGCGTGCTGGCGCAAACCGAATCGCTCCCGATGTGGGGCGGTGTCCCGATCTTCGAGAACATCCCGAACCCGGGCTTCGGCAACATCACCGGCCCGAACGTGGGTCGCTCGACGTCGATCGCCACCATCCAGGGCTTCTCGGTGTTCAACCAGGGCCATGCAATGGTCAACTGGCCGCAGAACAAGGTGCCCATCGTCGGCCAGGGCGGCACGGTGCCGTTCTTCCGCATGGGATCGAATGCGCGCATCCCGGTTGCCTGCGATCCGTCGCTGGTGTCGCTGCAAGGCGGCCTGACGTCCCAACAGGTCTCGTGGGACTTCAACAACAACGTCCTGCAGCCGTACAACGCCAGCACAGCCACGGTGTCTGTCACTTCGGTGACGTCGACGTTCGCGAATGGTGTCTACACGTTCGCTGTCGTCGCTGCTGCCGCAACGACTGTCGGCGCGGTGGGTGACACCATCAACCTGAGCGGCGTGACGGGCACGGGCGCTGCACTCGTGAACGGTAACCAGACCGTCACCGCATTCACCGACAACCAGCACTTCAGCTTCCAGATCACGGCGGCGAGCGGCGCGATTGCAACGGGCGCACTGACGGGCACGATCGTGCTGAATGAAGGCACGGGCGCGCTTCCGGTGAAGGTACTGGAAATCAACAAGGGCAACAGCAAGACCGTTCTGTGGAACGCGAACCTGCTGACGGCCAACTGGCTTAACACGGGCACCACTGCCCTGATCCAAATCTAAGGGGCAAAAATGGCTAACGTTGCATCCAGTTACGTCATCCAGAACCCGTCGTACATCGTCCCCGAAATCCTGACGCAGTATCAACAGGCTTCCGGCGCGTTCGAAGTGCTGGCGGGCGGCGATCCGATGGTTCGCCTGAGTGATGGCGATCTGCAGGTCTACATCAAGCATCTCGACATTCGCACGAAGGTCGGTGCCGGACAATCGGCCGGCAACCTCCTGCCGGGCGTGTCGGTGACGAATGACATGATTTCGACGCCGACGTATCTGCTCCGCGTGCGCGCTGAGTACGATCACCATGACACGGCCGCCATGGGCCGCTGGGGCATCTCGATCGTCGAGGCTCAGCGCCTCGGCATGCGTCAGGGCATCTTCCAGCAGCTCCGCGGCGGTCTGCTGCAGGGCTTCACGCCGGCCAACGGCGAAGGCCTGCTCAACACGCAGGGCGCGACGACGCTAAACCTGCCGGCCGACTCGAACGGCAACACCACCATCAGCACCTACGATAGCGGCCAGCTGGCTCAGTTCATCCTGAACCAGATCGCTGCCGCCAAGGTGCGCACGATGCAAGTCGGTATCCCGCTGCGCGTGACGGTCCTGACCACGCAGCGCGTCATGACGCAGCTTGCGTATCAGATCGTTCAGCTGGTGCAATTCCAGCGTCCGGGCGCAGGTTCGGGTTCTCCGGGCGTGGTGGTCGATACCGCCGCGGGCTGGAACGGCGACGAGATCGTGTGGGTGACCGATGACACTCTCATCGGCCAAGGCGCGGGCGGCACGGACGTGATCATGATCACGATCCCGGAAGTCAAGAAGCCGATCGCGCACAAGCTTAACACGAACGAGTTCTCGAAACTCACCCCCGGCTTGGCGGCCTGCAACCTGCAGTACATGGACATGGCCGCTCCCCGCGAATTGCCGTGCCCACTGCCGGGTGGCGCAATCGACATCACGTCGGAACTGCGCGCGACGTCGGGCTGGGCGGTTCGCCCCGAGGCTCTGACCATCATCTCAGCCGGCTACTAAGTCGGTCTTGCAGTAAGCGAATAAAGGGCGCCAATGGCGCTTTTTTTACGTCTGTGCTGCGGCTAGGTTCCGGAACCGAAAGCTCGCCCCCTGTGCGAGTTGCCGCAGCCCTTCATACAGGGAAACAAGGGCCTCTCGGGGCCCTTTCTTTTTTACAGGGAACCAAGCATGTCCAAGCTCTACATCGCAAACTGCACCCGCCAACGCCATGAATTCATGTACCGCGCGCCGGAGCAGAAGAATCCGATCGTTCAGGTCATCGATATCGGCCAGCAGATCATGGTGTGGAAGGATGCATCGAAAGACGAACTCAACATCATCGTCGAGCAGCATGAGCATTACGGCCTGATCAACGTCGCGAACATCGATCGTTCGAAGTTCTTCGTCGGCATGTGCTACCAGTACGACAAGCCGATCGATGTGAGCAAGATCATGTACACGGTCGAGAACAATGACACGGTGCTCGAAGAGCGCGCACTTGAGGCGCGCAAACAGGCGGCCGCTGTCATCAGTCATTCGCTGAGCCAAGTCGCGCAGGACGCCGGCAACTCGCTGGGCAATGTGGACGTGGAGATCAAGGAACTGGCACAGCCTGGCAAGGAAGCGAACTTCGCTGAGACCATCACTGTGCAGCGCGGGAGTGGCAAGCGTAGGGGCAACTGATGACCGTCAACGTCACCGACTACACAACGTTCATCCAGCAGACGATGGGGATTCCGGTGGCGGCATTGCCGGCGAATTCCCCCTTCATTCTGCAGACGCTCGCGCTCGCGCAGGAGATTGTCAATCCCGCGCTTCAAACCATCGGAGCGCCGAGCGGAGCGACGAACCTTGGTTATACCGGCCCAGGTATCTACGAGCTGGCCGTGTACAACCTGGCCGGTGACATGCTGATCAATTTCGCGACTGATCAGTCCGGGCAGACGTTCTTTGCGACTGCACGCACGAATTACGGCATCAACTCATTCGTGGCCGGCGTGATTGGCTCTAGCGCAGATGAAACGACATCGGAATCGCTGGTCGTGCCAGAGGCGATGAAGAATCTGACGCTTCAGAATCTTCAGAACTTGAAGACTCCGTACGGGCGTCAATACCTTTACTTCGCGCAGGCCTTTGGGACGAACTGGGGATTGTCATGAAACTGGTACTCGGCGTGATCGACATTCCATATCAGAATCCGCCGAGCCAGAAGAGGATTCCACAGGCGAAGAAAGGAAAGGCCAATAAGCCGATCCACGCCGTCAGCCCCACCGAGCAGACGACTGGCGATGTCGCCGTCTGGCTTGAGGAAGAGTATCTGGTGATGGAGCGCTTTGTGGACCTCCATCGCCAGGAAATCATCCAGGCGATTGAAAACTCGGTGGCCGGCTCCTTGGAGAGTTTGATGATGGGCGCCCCGGCCTCATTCAATCCATTCGGATCAGCCGCGAGCGAGATTGAAACCTTGTTCAAGTTCACCTATCTGGACAAGGAAGAAATCACCAAGACTGGAGCAACTGGTGTTCCGACTGAGGCGGCCTTGAAAGGAGTGAATCATCGGCTGAAGGCTGGCAAAGGCCCGCGTCGTCCGTCGTTCGTCGATACGGGCCAATATCAGGCGACCATGAAGGTCTGGACGGAGTGAGATGCCAAGCATAACTGAAACCTCATCCGCCACCGGACAACTTGCGGCAGGCCTGGAAGCTGGTGTCAATACGCTGGATAACCAGCAGACCGTCACCTTCACGAAGTATGTGCGCCTCGTCCTGCCGCTGGATGGATTCGTTTTCTGGGTGCGCGCCGATCTTTTGAGCGCATCCGCCTTGTTCAATGCGGCGAGATTCAATGCAGTAGCCTATAACGCGGCATCAAAGATTATCACGCCCGCGCCGACGGTTACCGTCCAAGGGTCGCTGCATTACTCGACACAGCGAGATCAGCTCGAAGACGAGACGATCGACGTCAATCGCGTCGTGTTCACGGCGTTGCAGCCGATCGACGAGTTCAATGAGGTTGGCGAAAACGTCATGTTCATCGGGACGTTTAATGGCGTCCGCTTCAGCTTTAGTCAGCGAAAGTCGTTTTACCAACAGGCGCAACTGAATCACTACTGGGGCGATGCAGTCTATCCCGCGTTGGCTTCGCAGATCATCGATAACGTTGCGGCGCTAAATAGCGACCTAATTGTATCGAATAGCCTTCCGATCTGGCTGATGCTGACGCAGTTCATGCCGATGTATCCGTCGTTTCTGGTGCCGCAGGACATCTATCCGCCTTATGCGTCGGTTCATATTGACCAGACGGAGGCAATTGGTGCGGCGCCCTTGCTTGACTCCACGATGACGCATACCCAACTGGCCTGGGATCGCGCCAAGATCACGATGTACGGGATGAACAACCAGCAGGCCCTGGATTTTCAGGACTACGTGTTTCAGTACATCAGCAACAATGAAAATGCGATCGGCCTTCGAAACATGCCCGTCATCCGCGACGAAAAACGGACCCAGACAGAACTTGGCGTGATCGCCATGAAGAAGACATTTGACATCGAAGTCAATTACTACCAGACGCGCATCAACAACCTGGCCAGACAGTTCATTCAGTCCGCAATCCCGACTTTCATAGTCTCGCCCGATCCGCACTAAGCGGCCTCACAAGCAGCGCAACCCATCACCCGCCTTGAGCGGGTTTTTCTTTTCTAGGACCCGAAATCATGCCTCAAGGCGCTCTTCAAGCAAACGTCGCAACCAATCCGTCTCTCGCTCGCGCTCCTCTGACCGTGGATGCGTCCGGCAATCTTCTGACCGGCAGCGGTTCGCTCAGCAAGCTGAACCAGACCGGCACCTTTCTGGTGAAGGGTTCGGCCGGCCGTATCTGCAAGATCAATGTGGTAGGCGGCACAGCCGCGGCGCTCGTCGTCAATGACGTGGCCACCACTGGCGGCGTGGCGACCGCCAACATCGTCGCGTCTTTGACCTCTGCGCAAGCAGCAGTCGGCACAACGATCCCCCTGGACTTCCCTTGCCTGGCGGGCATTGTCGTGCAAGCAGGTACGGCAGTAGTCGCTGTGTCGTTCGACTAAGGAATAAGCCATGGCAAATCCCATCGTCCAGGTCAATGTAACGCAGACGATCGCCCCGGCGCCGTCTACGCTACAGAAGACCGGCGTATTCATTTCCCAGGGCGGCACGAGTCTGGCAAAGAACGCCAGCAAGCTGTTGACACAGATGTCGGACCTCACGTCCGTCCTAGCCGGCGCCATCACCATCTCGACCATGACCTGGGCGAGCAGCGTGGTAACGGTTACGACCGCGACTCCGCACGGCTTTCCCAACGGCGACACGATTGGCGTTGTAATTGCTGGTGTCACCCCGGCTGGCTATAACGGCTCTTTCAACGCGACCATTACCGGCGCGTCGACCTTCACCTATCCGCTCGTCAGCAACCCGGGCTCGGTGACAGTGCAGGGCACCGTGACCGATTCGGATGTTGCTGAGCTGACCGCCATGGGCACGACGTTCTTTGCCCAAGGCAGCAACGTCAATGTGTACGTGCTGGAGCTTGGCCCGGGTACGCCCGCGGAAGGCGTAACGGCCCTGACGGCGTACATGATTGCCAATCCGCTGCAGTTCTACTCGTATCTGGTGCCGCGCGAGTGGGGTTCGGAGCCGACGTTCCCCGCGCTGATCGCGAGCTACGAGGCCACGACGGCGAAGCAATATTTCTTCGTCACGGTCACGCAAGCGAACTACACGAACTTCACCGCCCTGATGAAGAACGTGTTCATGCTGATCGAGGCGCCGACGATCCCGGCAACAGAATTCACGCTCGCGTCCACGTTCTACAAGACGCTGAGCTACAGCCCGAGTTCGACCAACAAGGTCGGCCCGCTGTGCTTCTCGTACATGGTCGGTGTGACGCCTTACCCGACGCTGGGCAATTCGTCTCTGCTGACCACTCTCAAGGCAGCGAACGTCAACTACATCGCGACCGGCGCAGAGGGCGGCATCAGCAACACGATGCTCGTCTGGGGAACGATGTGCGATGGCAACCCGTTCAACTATTGGTACTCGGTTGACTGGATGCAGATCAACGTCGATCTGAACATCGCCAACGAGATCATCAACGGGTCGAACAATTCGCTGGCGCCGCTGTACTACGACCAGAACGGCATTGACCGCCTGCAGATCCGGTCGCAGAGCATCGCGGGGCAGGGTGTCGCCAATGGCCTTGCGCTGGGGCCGGTGAATGCCGTGGCGATGGCATCCGCAGATTTCATCGCGTACCTGACGGGCGGCACCGCACCGATCGGCGTCATCGTCAATGCGGTTCCGTTCGCCTCGTACACGAAGCTGAATCCGAGCGACTACTCCATCGGGAAGTATGGTGGCCTGTCGATCGCGTACACGCCGGCACGCGGCTTCACGACGATTGTTTTCAACATCAACGTGAGCCAGTTCGTTCAGGTCTAAGGGATAAAACATGGCAACTTCCAACCCCATGATCCCGCAAGGGACATTGAACCGGCTACGCGGAAGCGTCAAGTTCGTCAGCAACCCGCAGCTCAACGTCACAGCGAGCTATCTAGTCAAGGATGGGATCGAGATCGCACTCGAGGGCGAAGCCACCACGGTTATCCCGACGATGGTCGGCGTGGTGACGAGTCCAGATCCGTACATGATCGCCGCGGTGACGATCAACATCCTGAAGACGAATGGCCTGGCGGCGACATACAAGTCGCAGATGGAAAACTCGACCGTCATCGGCGATATCGTCATCACGCCCGACACGTCAGCGCTCCCGACGTACTACGTCAACAACGCATCCATCGTTGATGTGCGCCCGATGAAGATCAATGGCGAAGAGGCCGGCTGGTCGATCACGCTGCGCGGCTACTACAACATCAACAACACGTTGTGGAGTCTGCTGTAACGCTTATCCGCGCCTAGGGTAGCTCCCGAAATCTGTTCCTTGGCAGGCTGGCGCGGGTTCTCAACAAGGATATGACCATCAAGGAAAGTCATGAAACTAGACAAGCGCCTCAATCTCGTCATTCCCATTGATTCGGACAGCGGAAGGATTTACGCGCACAGCGTCCCTATCTCGCGCGAAGTATTCGAGGCAAACATTTTCATCATCTCGAAGACGCTCAGCGTGCTCTACGAAGACGGCCTGACCGCCTTTGCTGGCCCGCGCGTGGCCGCAACAATGATGAAAAACATTGCCATTGACCGCGGCATCTGGGAGGGCCCGCACGGCGTTGAAAACACGCTGATGAACGAGATCCGCCGCCTGACGAATGTTGTCATCCCGGGTGAGCGCGGATGGACCACAATCCCCTTCGATGACGCTGTGAGGTCGGGGGCCATTGATGCCGATGCCGCCTCGGAGGTGGAGGGGCAGGTTGTTTTTTTTACGTGCATCTGCTGGATGCACAAGCCGAAGGAAGCGAATCCCCTGCTTCAGGGCGTGCACGAGATTTGGGAATCGCAAAGCACGTCGCTGAACTCTACGGAGTGGGCGAACTCATTGCCGACATCGATGCCGGAAGAGAGTTCTGGCGTGATGGCGACAGCATCGTCCATTCCATCCTGACGTGGATATCTGAAGCGGGATTCGAGGCTTTCTTCTCTGAATACGACTTTCCATATGCGTCGGCGCATGAGTTCCGGCAGCGGCATCTGATCCACGCACTCAAATCAAATAGAGGAATGTTCTGATGGCTGGCACAAAGGCAGTTGTCACCATTGACGTCCGCGATGAGGCCTGGAAGGACTTCCAGAAAAGCTTCCAAAAATACCAAGCAGCCGTCGCACATGGCGGCTCGGAGTGGAGCAAGGTAAAGGCGAACTTTGCGGCCCATAAGAAGCAACTCGGCTCGATGCCTGCAACGTGGGGGTCGATCGGCAAGGCGATGAATTCGGCGATGCGTCCGTTCGTCAAGATCGCCGCGGCTACATCCGTCATGAATGCCCGCCTGAAGGCTGCACCTACCTTCATGGGCAAGCTGCGAGTCATCGCTCAGTCGGTCGTTGGGGTGGTGGACAAGATCGCCAAGGGCGCGTTCTCCATCGCGAAGAACATCGGCAAGGCGACGCTATCGCTGCTTAAATGGGCCGGCCTGACATCGATCTTTACTGGCCTGATGGGCGGTGTTGGGCTGTTTGGTCTCGACCGTCTGGCGGGCGCCGCGGCAAACTCACGCCGCCAATCTCAAGGATTGGGCGTTGACCCAGGCGACCTCAAGTCTGCGCAAGTCAATTTCTCCAAATTCGCAGATGTCGATTCGACGCTCGAGAATATTGCGAACGCGCGAGCGGACCTGAGTAAGCGCTGGATTTTCTCGGCGTTGGGCGTCAATCCCGAGGCGGGCAGCAACGTCGATGTCATGTCGGCATCGCTCAAGGCCGCCAAGCATTCGTTTGAGCGCGGTGGCCTGACCCAGCAGAATGCTGAGGCGCATGGGCTGACTCAGTTGTACAGCATGGATGATCTTCGTCGTCTGCATCAGATGACGGACCAAGAAATCGATGATGCTGTGCGCAAACAGAATGCAGACCGCGAAGCGTTGCGCGTCAACGATGAAACGCTAAGGGGCTGGCAAGACCTTCGCATTCAATTGGATAAGGCTGGCTCGCAGATTGAAGCCATCCTCATCAAGAAGCTGTCGGGCCTTTCTGGTCCGCTGGCAACGCTCTCCGGCGCCGTGGCTGATGCAATCGGTACGCTGGCGGGCGACAAGGATCTCCCTGGCTACATCCAGACTTTCGGCGACAAGATCAAGCAGTTCGCCAAGTATCTGGCATCCGATGAGTTCAAGTCGGACATGGATAACTTCATCGACAGGGTGAAGAAAGTTGGCTCGGCTCTCGGGGATCTATTTGGCTGGATTTATGACAAGCTGAAATTCCTTGGAATCGTCAAGTCTGATGCCACACCTTCCGCCCCTGGTGAGGCTCCCAAAAAGCAATCCGATTGGGACAAGCTGACCCCGACGACGCTAGATAAGGTCGCCTGGAATGTTCAGCAAGTGAACAAGAAGATGCTCGGCGGAGAGCCGCCGTACTACAAGGAAATTGAGAGGAAAAACGGTCTTCCCCCGGGATCGCTCGGCAGGATTCAGTCTACGGAATTTTCTGGCAAGGATCTTTCCAAGGCTGTATCCCCGGTCGGCGCAAAGGGCCCATTCCAGTTCATGGGGGGCACCGCTAAACAGTATGGCCTTACCGATCCTTTCAGCCTTCAGGATTCAGCGAATGCCGCGGGCCGAATGCTTGGCGATCTGATGCGCAAGTACCACGGCAATTTCGAGAAGGCCGCTGCTGCATATAACTGGGGAGCCGGCAATATCGACAAGGATCTCGCTGCAAATGGAGATCAGTGGAAGGCGCACCTCCCGAGGGAAACGCGCGACTACATTACCAAGACGGCTCCAAGCCCCACGAATCTGGAATCTGGACGTTCATCCGGGACGCAACAGCGAGGCTCGACATCGGTTCATGTAGAGGTGCGGAACAACACGGGTGGCAGCGCCATCGTCACCACCAACGCATTGGCTCACTAATTGGAAACTTCATGGTAAACCCGTGATTTTGCCAATATAATGGCGGAAGCCCCGACGTGCTGGACACACGGCCGGGGCCTCCTGACCAAGCCAACCTGTACGAGAGGTCGAAATGGCTGCCCAAGATGCTAGCACATTCTGTGCTGAGTTCTCCTATGCGCGACGCTGCGGCAAGTTCTATACCTACATCCATCTAACTGGCGACAAGGCCGGCGATCCCGGGCGCGTGTTCTATGTGGGGAAGGGGCAGAAAACCAGGGCCTGGATGACAAACAGGACGAAATACTGGAAGCACGTGGCAGATAAACACGGGTTTTCAGTCCAGATATGCGCCTACTGGGATTCGGAATCCGATGCGTTCTTGCATGAGAGGCTTTTAATTTCGAGTTTTCGGGATATGGGCGTCGCTCTGTCCAATTTGACGGATGGAGGAGAAGGATCTTCAGGCATAGTTCCATCAGCGGAAAAGCGCGCAAAGATCAGCAAGGCAAGAATGGGGCAAAAGCAGTCTGATGAAGTTTTGGCAAAAATCAGCGCCTCCTTGACCGGAAGAATTTTCTCGGCGGAGCATAGAGAAAAAATCGCGAAAGCGAACCGAGGAAAGATTCGCGACCCGGAAATTGGGAAAAAGATAAGCGCTGCCAAGAAGGGAAAGAGGCAGTCCCCTGAATCTGTGGCTAGGCGTGCAGCAACGCAAAAAGCTCTATACGCCACCCCGGAATACAAAAAGATTCTCAGCGCCGCCTCTATAGGTCGATCCCATACCGAAGAGGCGCGTGCGAAGATTGGCGATGCGCACAGGGGGAAGGTGCTATCTCCGGAGACGCGAAAGAAGATTAGCGATGCCCGAACGGGAAAGGCCCTCACACCCGAGCACAGGCTAAAGATAAGCGAAGGTCTTAGGGCGAGAAGATCCGCAAACCAGCCGGAATTGAACCTCGATAGTCATGTCGACTGAACGTACTATATGGCAGTTGGGTTTCCAGATAAGTCCCATAATCCTGACGGGTGGTTTGGCGAAATTCATACCTGGCGGGATGCTACCGATTGTTGCGCTCACACAGACTGGGAATTTCGCACTGGGGCTGCTGCAAGGAAACGTCAATCTGAATCTGGATTCGTTCTTTGCGCAGTTCCGGCCGCTTCCGGGAACCTCGCTCGTCAACAATCAGATCGGCAAGTATCCCTTTGCCAATCAGGCAGTCGCGGCCAATGCAATCATTGCGCAGCCTTTGAATGTATCGCTGCTGATGGCGTGCCCAGCCAATTCGCAGGGCGGGTACATCTCGAAGCTGATGACGATGAGTGCGCTCAAGGTGGCGCTTGACGCGCACAATTCGGCGGGCGGGACGTACACCATCGCAACGCCTTCTTACATCTACACAGGATGCATTCTCACGAATCTGCGCGATGTTTCGCAGGGAAACGGTAAGCAGGTTCAAACGGAATGGCAGTGGGACTTTGAGAAGCCCCTGGTGGCGCAAGCTGATGCCGCGCAAGCGCTTAATGGACTGATGGGAAAGATCGGCGGTGGCCTGCCTTTTAGCGGGCTCCCAACATGGTCTGGCATTGAGTCTGCAATCGGCAGCGTGGCAAGTGGGATCGGTAGTCTGGCAAGCGGATTGGTAGGGGCAGTCGCAGGCGTAGCGCCGACGCCAACTAGCACTGTGGCGGTAACCCCATGACGACATACATTCCGTTCGCGCCATCCAGTGCATCAAACTTTCAGTTCCAGCCGACGCTTGATGGTCAGCAATACACCGCCATCGTTACATGGAATCTGTTCGGGCAGCGCTATTACCTGAATCTGTATACGACGCAGAACGTCCTGGTGTTGTGTGTGCCGTTGATAGGCTCCCCAGACAACTACAGCATTTCCATGGTATCCGGGCACTTCACATCCACATTGGTGTATCGAGTCTCGAGCGCGCAGTTCGAAGTGAGTCCGTGAGATGCGTTATTACGATGTGCAGATTAGCGACCCCGCCACCGGGAGCATCGTCAAGCGCTTCACGTCAATTGATCAGGCGAGCGGCTCGACTCTGCCCGGCGCGCTCAATATCGAGATTGACGTTCCGATCTATACCTATGATGTACCGGCCGGTGCCGCATTCCTGCGAGTATGGGGAATCGCCCTGACGGACATAGGACAGTCATCGAATTTCAACGGGAAGACGATCAAGATCTTCGCGGGCATGGCGAAGGGTCTACCACTGGCCAATCCCGCGCAGGCCGGTTTGATAGCGCAAGGAAGGATCTTCCAGGCATTCGGAAACTGGCAGGGCATCAACCAGACACTCGATTTTGTCTTCTACGCAGATACTGGCAGCGCTGAGGCACCGCAGAATCTGGTACTCAATTGGAAGGCCGGCATGCAGTTGAGTGTGGCCATTTCCAATACCCTGCAAACAGCTTTCCCCACTTATAAGCAATCGATAAGCATCAGCCAGAACCTTGTTCTGGCCCATGATGAACCAGGGGTGCATCAGTCCCTGACACAGTTTGCGGG